TAATGTCCTAATTCTTCAGCTAATATTTCTTTTTCTTCAATGGAATTAGCTATTTTGCTGTAATCAATGCCTATACTATATTCGTTGTTTTCTTCAAAAATTCTGGCTTTAGCCTTTGACCATTTATAACCTATTATATCTATTTTTTCCTTTTCAGTTAAATTATATAAATCTAATACTTCCATAATCTAATCTTTCTTTTTCTTTAAACTTTTTTTAAATCTAATAAATTCTTTTAATTCTTCTATTTCTTCTGGCGTTAATCCAGTAGTATCAAGACCGTTGTCAGAAGCATAGCGAAATTCATCTTTCTTTTCGTGTTCTATTAAATCTATATATCCTGCTTTTTCATATAAATCTAAGTAGTCTACACGATACAAATTAGAAAGAACTCTTAATAAAGCAGGAGTAACATTTCTTTTCCCATTTTCAATCATATTTAAATGAGAATATGATATGCCAGTGATATTATCCACTTCCCTTAATGATAAATGTCGATTGTTTCTGAGTTCTTTTAAATATTTTCCTAAATCTTCTTTTGAAAGCATCTTAAAACCTCCTACGTTCACATTATAGCATACTTGTTCACAAAAGTAAAACTTTTTTTAAAAATTTGTTAAAAAAGTGTTGACAAAACAAAAACAAGAATATATAATGTTCACAACAAGATAACAAAAAGCGAGGTGAACAATATTGATAGTAGTTAGAAATCCACAAAAATTAAAAGAGGACTTGACTAGCAATGGAAATACTATGACTTCAGTAGCAAAGCACCTAAAGTATTCTAAGGCGTATATAAGCTCAATTGCTACAGGAACCAGAAATCCTAATGAAAAAATAGCAATAGGAATTTGTGAACTATTAGGCAAGCAATTTGATGAATATTTTTTTATTAGAACTGTTAACAAAAAGATAACAAAAATAACTACAGACTAGAAAAAGAGCCAGAAAGAGGGTGATGAGTTGGAAGAACAAATATTACGAGAACAACAAAGAACTAACGAATTGTTAGAAACTATCCTAAACACAAAACAAAATAATTTACCTAAACTGCTATACGCCAAAGAAATAGCAGAGAACTATAGAGTAAATGTAAACACAGCTACTCAATTTTGCAAGAAATACGGCACAAATTTTGGTGGCTATTGCATAGAACTTGAAAAATTCAAAGAAATATTGCAAACAAAAGGCATGCAAATTTTTAATTAAGAAAGAAGGTGTAACAAATGATAAGTTATTTAGTAGACGTATTCTTATGTGGCATGGTAGTAGTAGCAGAGCTAGTAGGAACAATTATATTAGCAATAGCAGTAGAAGTTATAGTTTATAAGATTTTCAAGATTAATTTATGTCAAAAAATCTGGAAAGGCTTAAATGGATTAGACAGAAAACTGAATAAAATATTGGGATAGAAAGGAGGAAAAAAAGTGGAAGAAATTCAAAAAAATAGTGGCAATGTAAAAGTATACATTAACCACAAATATTGTTTAATAACCAGTAAAAGTATGATTATTAAATCTCAAACTGATAAGAACCGTCAGGCATTTGTTTTAATTTCTTGTTAGAACGAATAAAGCTAATAATTGGATTAATGTCAACCTCATAGATTAATCCGTTAGCGTATTCGAAACGTGCCTTAAGAACATCGTCAGATTGTTTGTAAATTTCCTTGTTGGTCATAGGAAATTCATCAACAAATGGTGTTTGAACTTTAATATTATTTACTAGAGCATAGTACTTTAAAACATCAGCCATTATAACCACCTCGCTTTCGAGGTAATTATATAAAAAACAAATTTAAAAGTAAAGGAGGGAAGAGAGATGCAAGTATTTATAGGTATAATTCTGGGTTTTATTATAGCAATTATTGTAATGATAGTTACGGGCTTTGGACAAGATTACGAGTTAATAACAACTATAGATAAACTACAAAAAGAACTTAAAGACAACAAGGACAAGCTTAAAAATAAGGAAATAGCAGAAATAAGAGCAACATTCTTCGCAAGGAAGATAAAAGAAATAGAAGACATTATAAAAAAATCAGAAGAAAGCAAAGAAAACTATTTTATCACTTTTGAAAAAATAAAAAATGTACTACTCGCGAAAACAGTTCAAACAAATAGTACAAAATAAACTTATTAATTAAACATAACTAAATAAATAATAGCACAGAAAATAAAAAAATGCAAGGGGAGTAATTGAAAAAATGTCAGAAACATTAGAAGAATTAGAAGAAAAATATTTTATGTTAGAAATGCAAGATACGTGGAGCAGTAGAGATTATAAATATGCTGATGAATTAAAAGAAAAAATTAAGAAATTGAAAGGAGAAAATTAAATGATAAAGGGCTTAATAGAAGTAAAGCAGTTACCTGTAATAGAGGAACAATTAAGAAGTGTAAGTACAGTTATAGATGAAAGAGTGAAAAATGCAACAAGTTTAGTATGTACAGAAGAGTCAGTAAAAACAATAAAAGAAATAAGAGCAGAATTAAATAAAGATTATAAAGAATTTGAAAACAAAAGAAAATTAGTAAAAGAACAAGTATTAAAACCTTACAATGATTTTGAAAATGTCTATAAAGAATGTATATCCGATAAATTCAGAAATGCTGATATAATTCTAAAAGGGAAAATAGATAATGTTGAAAATGAATTGAAATCAAAAAAAGAAAAAGAAATAAAAGATTACTTTGAAGAATATAAAGAAGCAAATAATATTGATTTTATTACATATGAACAAGCAAGAATAAATATAACATTATCAGCAAGTATGAAAAGTTTAAAAGAACAAGCAAAACAATTTATTGACAAAATAGTGGATGATTTAAAACTAATTGAAACACAAGAGCATAAAACAGAAATATTAGTTGAATACAAACAAATATTAAATGTATCACAAGCAATAACAAGTGTGACAAATAGATTTAAGGCTATTGAAGAAGAAAAGAAAAAAATAGAACAAGAAAAAGAACTTCAAAAATTTGTTGTGGATACTGCAAAAGAGTCAGACAAGTATAGTGAACAAATAATATTAATTTCACCATCCGTAGAAGAAAAAACAGAAGAAATTTTAACTTTAAAATTTACAGTAAGAGGGACAAGAACAAAATTAAGAGAATTAAAACAATTTTTAGAAAGTGGAGGCTACGATTATGAGTAATGAAGTACAAAAAAATAATGAATTAATGGTCAAATTTGATATTGACGGAAATGAAATAAAATTAACACCAAGCATAGTGCAAGAGTATATAGTAGGAACAGACGCAAAAATAACAAATCAAGAATTTAAGTTATTTACAGAACTTTGCAAAGTTAGGAAATTAAACCCATTTTTAAGAGAAGCATATTTAATTAAATATAAAGCAGGAGTACCTGCACAATTAGTAGTGGGAAAAGATGCAATTTTAAAAAGAGCAGTACTCAATCCAAATTATGACGGAATGGAAAGTGGAATCATAGTCCAAAAAGAAGATGGAAGTGTAGAAGAAAGACAAGGAACATTTAGATTAGGAAATGAACAACTTGTAGGTGGTTGGGCTAGGGTATTTAGAAAAGACTGGACACATCCTACATATTCAAGTGTAAGTTTTAATGAAGTAGCACAAAAAACAGGACAAGGACAATTAAATTCAAACTGGGGAAGTAAAGGAGCAACAATGGTTGAGAAAGTTGCAAAAGTAAGAGCATTAAGAGAAACATTTGTTGAAGATTTAGCAGGAATGTATGAAGCAGAAGAAATGCAACAAGAAATTCCACAACAAGAACCTATTGAGGTACAAGCTGAAATAGAAGAACAAACAGAAAATACAAAAGAGGTATCAATGAATGAACTATAAAATTATATCAAGCTGTAGCACAGGAAATGCAACAATAATAAAAGACATAATTTTAATAGATTGTGGAGTTACATTTAAAAAATTAGAGAAGTATTATAAGAAACTAAAAATAGTACTTCTAACACACATACATTCAGACCATTTCAAAAAAGAAACAATTAAGAAATTAGCACAAGAAAGACCAACTTTAAGATTTGCTTGTTGTGAATGGTTATTAAAACCACTTTTAGAATGTGAAGTTGAAAGAAAAAATATAGATGTACTTCAAATTGGCACTAAATACGATTATAAACTATTTAAAATTGTACCAATTAAATTATATCATGATGTACCACAATGTGGCTATAGAGTGCTATTTGATGATTATAAAGTAATCTATATGACAGATACAAAAACAGTTGAGGGAATAAGTGCTAAAAATTATGATTTGTATCTTGTTGAAGGTAATTACGATGAAGATGAGATAGAAGAAACAATAAAAGAAAAACAACAAGACTGCAAATATGTATATGAATTTAGAGCAAAAGACAGCCATTTAAGTAAACAACAAGCAAGTGAATTTTTATTAAATAACATGGGAGAAAATTCAGAATATGTGTTTATGCACGAACATGTAGAAAGGTAATCAAAAATGGAATTTGAAAAATTATATATGTTTAATCCTTTTACAATTCAAAATGCAGATAGTCAAAAGATAGCGGATACATATACAAAATTACAAAATGAATTAAAAGAAGATCCAGATACAGGATTTGAAATATCAAAAAACATAGAAATATATGCAAATATGAATTATCTAATAGGGGAAATGATAGCAAGACTACAACAAGAATATGACACGCTAAAAACAGATATATCAATACAAGAAAATAAACAAATCTATATGCAAAGGAAACAATGGCAAGAGACACAAAAAGAAAAGCCACCAGCAATGAGTTATTTTGAAGCTATGGCAAAAGAGTTTGTAAAAGATGATAGCAAGAAATTAACAGAATTAGGCTCTAGGCTGTTTAGATTTAAAAAGGCGTATGAGAGCATAGATAGTAAACAAAATGCCCTAAAAAAGAAAATAGAAGCAATAAGATATGAAATATAGAACATTGGCACTAATAGAAGTTTAGAGACAAGCAAGGAGCCTAATTTATTAGTGCCATGACCCCCGAAAAGAGGTAAAAAAATGATAGTAACAGATTTATCAAACAGTTTTAATCCAGTACCTAAAAAAAAGGCAGAAAAGAAAAAAGAAGTTACAACAATTAAAAAGAAAAGCAAGAAGTTAGCAAAGCTAGAGAAAAACAGATTTAGC